GATGTTTCTAACATAAACTTACCAGCACCATCTCCAGTACCAGAAGTTATATCTTTATTAGAGGTTACTGTTGCAGCCTCAAATAGTATTGAATCACCTACTGCAAGATGACCATCTTCAAATAACATCACATCACTAGAATCATCTTCAAGTACTACATCATCTCCAGCATCCGTTGAAGAACCATCTGTTCCATCTAGAATTAATACATCAGTATCAACCAATAAAATTCTATTCTGTTCTTCAATTATTCTATCACCAGTATTCAAAAGTGTTCTTATTACTGGTTCTCCAGTAATAAGAACTGGTTCACTAAATTCTAATAAGTTCCAAATTGAATCACCAAATGCGCTGGCACCAATAGCACCAAAGTTAACATCTAAATTAGTAAAACCAGCATTTGTTACACTTCCAACAGTATAATAATTTGCTCTTCCAGTCCTATGGATAACTTGATTAGTTAAAGAATTATTTTGATTTGGTGTAAGTTGAGCAAAGGCAAGACCCTCTGGATTAAACCCTTGCGTTACAGAAACTAATTTTAATGAACCATCAGTTGAAATTGCATTATGTCCATCAGCATCAGTTATCGAAAGTGTATTAGTATCTTTTACTGTGATAGCAACTTGGTCTGCAATAGCTATTGGAAAATTACTATCGTGGCCAATTGCTCCTATATAGTCATCCGTTCCGAAAGCTCCACTAAAGGGAAATCCAGTTTCACCAAAACCATGTAAATTAAAAATATGTCTTACAGTCCAAAACTTTGAAGCAACGAGATAACTTTCATATGTTACTAAATCCCCATCTTCCATTAAGATGTTGGCTCCAGCACTCGCTTCTCTAAATACCAAATCGACTAAGGCGGCCATAATAATTGGCTCACTCAATGTAACCACTTGAGTAAATAAATTAGTATCAATGTTCCTTACTTCTGCAACAGATATAACAGTTACAGTATTATCTCTTGATACAGCATTATCACCATTTGCATCAGTAAATGAATTAGTTAAAGTCATACTAATACCATAAGTAGGATGAAGACGAGAGGTATTATCACCAGTACTAATAACCATACCAACTTCAATTGATGTACCTTCCACCAATCCAGAGATATTTTGTTCAGCACTAGCTATTGGATTACCACTAGAAAATACTCCAACAGAATAACCAGTAACAGGTACATCTGTTCCATCTAAAACAATGTATCTAGGATTATCGACTGTTGCTAAACCACCTACATCATCTAAAGTAGCACTATTAGTTCCGATAGCAGTTCCATCAAGAACAAGTTTTGCACCAGGCAATGCACCATCTTCTTGTATAAATGAATCATCACGACTTCCAATTGCAACTTGACCATCAGCAGTATGAGTGGTTGGAACTTGTAATCTACTTTGAAGAACTTGACTAAAAAGTGTTTGAAGAACAGAACCAAGTATAGGAGAGAAAGTTGTTGTATCTCCTGTGTATCCAGATAATCCAGCACCAGTTGTTTGAATAGCTGCAGACACTAGGGTTGCAAGTGTAACTTTACCAAATGGTTGAAAACCAGCAGGGTGTACTGCTTTCTTGAGTTCGTTAATATAAGTTGCAAAAGATTGTCCAACTTGAACTTCGTATGAATAATCTTGGTAGTAATAAGAGTCTTGAATACGAATTAAATCCTCACCAAGTCTACTGTCAATACCAGAATAAGAACCAGTATCAGTAGAAGTCACATCAACACTTGTTGTTCCAGTTGCAATATCAGCTGTTATGATTGTTGCACTTGCACCAGTAGAATCTGTGATAGTTACATTCTTTTTTGAAAAATCTATTGGGTCTTGGTTGATAATATGTCCATTAGCATCAGTTGATGAACTGTCAGTTGCATTTATAATTAATTGACCACTACCAGTTTCATCATCTAAAAGAAATTTATCACGAGCATCTGTACCACCTGTAGCAGAACTTCCAGTAAGTGAAGCACCAGTACTATCTGTTCTTTCTAAAACAAGAGCATCACCAAGTTCTTCAGAAGAAAATATATCACCAGCGTCTGCACCAGAACCATTCGTTCCATCAAGAAGAACAAACTGATTGTTATGTGTTTCGTGATATCTATCTATCTTTACCTTACCACCTACGTCTGCAAGTTGACCATCAATTGTTTCTTCTAAATGTAAATCTCCACTATCGTCTTCTAAAATTACATTGTCAGCTGGGTTTGCTCCAGTATCACCAGTTTCGGTTAATAACATAAGTGCAATGTTAGGCCCTCTTTGAGTTGCGTTAAATATTATATTATCGCCAGCATCAACTATAGTAGTTCTATAACTTGGTGTGAATATTTCACCACCCATACCAGAGTGATTTACACAATAATAATAAAGCTGACCAGCAGATGCCGGAACTACAATTTGAATAAACGCACCAGTTGTTCCTATGTCAATGAATGCTGCAGAAGTTGTAACTCCAGTTGTAAAAGCAGAACCACTATTATGTGTTCCATCAGATGTTTCAGAAAACTTTAATTGATGTAATGACGTTTCGATTGCATTATACAATGAACTATCTGACAAGTCAAAGTAATAAGTATTACCAGAAAATAAAGTTAGAGTTGGTTGTGCTTCATCATTGATATAAAATATATTTGCAGTATCAGCTGCATTTCTAGCAACCCTAACTTTATAAACGAATGACTGATTTGTAGGAGTTGAAACTCCTGTTCCATCTAGAATCATATCTTCGCCATCAGAGAAGTCTTGTTCATTTTCTAATAAGAAACCAGAAGGTAACATCTCTTTTGTACCTTGTTCAAGTTGAACACCCTCATTAAAAGTAGATGATTGCTCTTGTTCAAATCTTACAACATTTTCAAAGGTAGTATCAAGTATTTGGGTTGTACTATCCCACCCCTTGACTGTTCCAGTATGAGTAGTTAAAGGACTATTAACAGCAAATGTTCCAGACACATCTTTAACAACAAAGTGAGCCCTTACTTCAAGGTCTGGTGGATTATCTTCGAGATAAGTAAATCCATTATCTATAATCTTTAATGATTTTGCAGCACCAATATCAGTTGTGGTTGCAATAAGTTTTGTACCAGTTCCAGAAGTAGTAGAAGATACTGCAACTGTAGGTAAATCTGTGTAACCACCATTTGAATTTATAAAAACTTTTTGTATAGAACCAGACTCAGTAGAATCTACATCAAGGTTTTTAAATGTTCCAAACTCTAAAACCATTTGGTCGGTTGATGTTCCATAATTATCTGCGGCTTCAACAACTGTGTCTGTTAGAAAATCATGGTTTGCATCAGTTGAGATACTATCAGTTCCGTCTAAAACTAAATTTTCATTCTCCGTATTATATACAAATATTTGTGATTTGTCTACTGGTGCAGTTGTAAAAGTAAGAGTAGTACCACTTGCAGTCCAGTTAGTTGTTCCATCTTTTGCAGTTTCAATTAAAAGATTATTATCTACAGTCACTTGTATTGTATCTGTGGTTGAAGTAAGATTTGATAAAGTGAAAGCTGTAGTAGTGCCATCTCCAATAAATTTGTCTGTACTTGAGTCTTCAAGTTGTATAGAGAAAGGTTCTAGTGCAACAGTTGAACCAACTTCAAGAAGAATTGCATCATCAGTTAAAGTAGAATCATCTAGTGTTCCACTTTCAAGTTGAATACCACCACCAATCATACTTACAAAACCAGTAGCTGCATTTACATTTGTATCTACTGTTTGTGCAGTAAATGTAACTGTATCACCAACTTCATAAAGAGAACCAACATCATCAATAATAACTTCACTTACAGAACCCTCTGCAATACCATCAACTTGTATACTTGCAGCATTATTTCCAATAGATTCTAGTGTTACATCTTCTCTATCTGTATGAAGAATACCATCATTAACAAGTGTAGTTGCACCAACAATACCATCTATTGTAAATGATACATCTAAATCTCTGATAGTTGAAGTACCAGTAACTACTTCGCCATCAGTAAATGTACCAACTATATTAGCAATTTCAAATTCTGTAACTGAAACGGCTGCTTGTTGTGTGACAAGAGAATTAACCACGATAGCAGTTGCACCAGAAGATTGTCCAGTAATGATTTGGTTTTCAACTTCAGAACCAGCAACTCCAGTAAAGGCTGCAACACGCATAACTGTTTTTTGATTCCAATCTCCACCAGAGTTTTTAAGCATATAAGTGTTTGGATAAAATACTTCTGCTGTTTCACCAAGTAAAATACGCATGAAAAGTTTATGACCTTCAGACGATCCTTTGGCTGCATATAAATCTTTAATGTTCTTAATTAAATTTCTTTTTGAAACACCATCTGCAAGTGTTTCTGGAATTGATTCCATAAATGAATCACGCATTTGGTCTAAGAAATCATAGAGTGTATTATCTACATCAGCATACTCTAACATCTGTTGAATATTTTGAACTGGATTTCCACGATACTCTACAAGAGTTGCTGAAGAACCAGACGTTGTGCCAGTAATTGTTTCCCCAGTTTGAAATAGTTGTTGTCCACTAATATAAAGATATGTGTTTCTAGAATCTTCAACAAGAACAGTTGCAGTTGCTTTTGATGTTCCACCAGTTACAGTTTCACCAACAGTAAATAGTCCAGTTGTACCCTCACCAATTTCAGTTACAATTCTATCGTCTTCTTCGTTTAGAATATATGCAGAAGTTTTTGTTTCTTGTGCAATGTAATTAATTGTAACATCTAAAGTTAAACGACCAGCTTCTAAAAAACTAAAATAATCTTTAACAAAATCTACAAATACTGGGTGGTCAGCCTGAACAAAGTCAGGCACTTGACCTTCAATAAGAGGGGATATCTTATTAGTAAATTTTGATTTCTGGTCTGCCATTTATTAGTACGCCGAACTTGATGGTGTAGATGAAACACTCGATACTGTAGTGGTCGTTGTTCCAGCAGAAGTTGTTGTAGTAACGTACCCAACTCCAGTTGAAGCAGTAGCATCAACACTTCCATCATAAGTTGTATTTGTTAAATCTATTTCAAGTATCTGATTTCTTACTGGAGTTATATCATTTGAATTTGGTAATACAGTTATACGAATTTGTGATGAAGTTGCACCATCAACTTCTGCAACTCCTGTGATTGTAATTGAACCAATAGTAATTAAACCATTTGCATAGTCTACTGTACCAGCTGCAATATTTAAATAAGTTCTTACACCAGAAACAAGATAATAAGTTCTAAGATTTCCAGCACCATCATCATCAAAAAAATAAGTTGTAGTTGTTACACTATTTAAATAAAATCCAGTAGATGCAATAATACCACCAGCACTGGCATTGTAACCACTTACTGGATTATAAAACTTATTATTAAAATTAAGTCTATAGTCTGTTGATGATGATAATGTCGGTGTGAATAATTTTGCCATTGTAACAGTTGCAACACTATTTAAAATTGATGTATCTGTATTATCAATTAAACCTAACAACTTAGAATGTCTAAATGGTGTATTGAATGTTTGTAAGTCAGAAGCATTATAATTTGAAACTGTAGTAGCAACTAAAGATGCAATCTGAGCTGCAGTATAAGTTGTTGCACTTGAATCATACATTATAGTAATACCTAATATAATACTTGTGGTTTCTGCATCAACAACTACTGGAGTTATAGATGCAACCTTATAAGGTGCAAGTTCTTTTTCTAAGTTTGTTTTTTGTGCAGAAGTTAAATCAACTCCAGTTGTAGATTTAATTGAAATAAAAACTTTACCATACTCTGGTGTCGAACTTACACCAGTACTTGAATCATAACTACCATCTTCTCCACCCCAAACTGAAACAGCTTGTGTTGTTGGAAATAATCTTTTTACATATACCTCATAATCTTTTGTTGTAACTGCACGACCTTGAGATGCATAATCTAGAGGTGCATTTAATTTTATAGATTGAATACTTTCTGGTTCTGCTCCACCAGATGCAGAGGCTACAGTTGTAACTGTGATATTTGTTACACCATCAATTGCAGTTGGTGCTGAAAAAGATGATGCACCATTTGATTCAGTTTTGTTTGTAACTACATATTGTAGTTGAATTATGTTACCATCTGAAACAGATTGACTTACAATTCCATCTCCAAAGTAAACTTCATATCTTCCAGTTTCAACTTCTTGCAAATAATAAACAGTAGATGATGGAGAGAGTTGAGTGATGTCTGTTGCTTTTGTATAAGTTGTAGTTGTTGTATCTGTTGCAGAGTTTTGAACTTTAACAGTAAGAGTAGTAGTATCAGATCGTGGGTCTGTTAGAATAAATCTCTGGTCAACATCAGAACTATCCACAAGGTACTTTGTAATAACGTAAGTTCCCTCATAAACAGTTACACTATCGAAAGGAATATTACTTCCAGTATTCGTAGATGTAATATCAGAGGTTGTAACAAACTGATAACTTGTTCCGTCAACTGTAGATGTAAACGCAGTACCAGCAGACATTGTTTTTGTAGCAGCAGTAGTTGATAGACTAACATTCAATGTTGCAGTAGGAGCTCTTGCAGAAGTAACTTCATAACCTAAAGTCTTTGCATGAGATACAGCACTAGAACGTAAACTAGAACTATCTAAAAACATTTCGTTTGCAACCATGTTTGCATTAAAACCTAAGTAGTGAGTATTATATGCAAGAGTATCTAAAAGAATATTCATTCCAGAACCTTCAAAGTCATAATCTTTGAATTGGTTTTGTCCTTTAAGAAATGTTTTTAAATTATCTTTGATGCTATCAAAATCAAGTTCTGTAACTCTAAGTCTTTTATTATTAACTGCCATTATCGTACTCTCTCTAACATAATTGATAAGTCAACTAGTTCTGTGGGTTGGTTAACAACATAAAACTCAATTGATACTTCGTATGTATTTTTATCTAATAGTGGAATTGCTGTAACTCCAATTAATCTTGCTCTCGGTTCATAGTTATTAATTACATCTTCAATTTTTCTTGCAATTATCTGTGCAGTAATTGGTGTCATCAATTCAAATAACATATCTCTAACACCAGATGCAATCTCTGGTCTAAAAGGTTTCTCGTAATGATTAAGTAAAACTAGATTACGAATAGAACGCTTCACAGCTTTGATATCAGTTATATCTTGTATATCAGAGTTAGATGATTTCTTACCAAAGAATAAATCTAAGTCAGTATATTGTCTAACATTCCTACTAGAATTATTATTTGCTTGAGCGTCATATTGTGCCATTCGTATGGACTCCTAATTTTCTTTTATTTATAACGACTAACCACTATAATTGGGGTCTATTTTTTCAACATAGAGATAAGTTATTTTTATTAAATCTATAGGTGTAGGAAAAGATGGTTCAAGTTTATTTGTAACTCTATTATTATATTCTAGTTTGATATTTTTGTCAGCTGTTGTCCAATCTGGTAGTATGTTATTTCCCACACTTTGATATTCAAGTTTCTTACCTTTAGGTTTAACACCCCAACGATAATCCACAAAAGTTCCATCTGGATTGTAAGACCTAGCAGTAATTCTTTCTACGTCATATACTACATTTTTCATAACAAGTGTTGGGTTTACAGCAGATAATAATACTTCATTTTCTCTATAACCATTTATCTTTTTAACAGCTACTGGTGCAAAAGTTTTTCCAGTTTTCATACTAGCAACAGTTGAAGTGGTTATTGTAAAACCAGTCCGTCTAAAATATTCTTTTTTTCTTACTTGTCTATGAGTAAATCCTTTTTCAGATATAGTTGCCTTTGAAGTTCTTTTTACTTCAGTTACACCTCCCCCAGAAGTTGTAACTTTTTCAGTTGTTGTAGTATTTTGAGTTTCAACTGTATCAACTTTTACTGTTCGTGATTTGCCTGATGATGAACTACTAGAACTATTAACTGTTACTTGTTTATAGTTAAGTGGGTCTGCGAATAGTTTTTTTCTTTCTGCAGCAGCATAATCCAAATCAGCCTGCATCTTTGCTTTAAATTCTGGTGATTTAATTTCTCCAAGAGCTTTAGTTATATCAGCATTTACTTTAGTGCTATCAATTGTACTACCAGATAAATTATCTAATTTTTTAAAAAGATTACCTAATTTAAATTCTGTTTTTTTCTCGACTGATGATACATTTGTTGTAATAATAGAAACTTCTTCTGGTTCTGGTGAAGTATCTGCTTGTTTAGCCTCAACTGGTTTTTCTTTTATAAGTGATATTATATATTTTACTTTTAGTTCAGTATAACTAATTAAATTATTATCATTATCTATTTGTGTTGTTGTCAATGTTTTGCCAGATTGTTTATAAGTTACATTTCCAAAAAAACTTGCTCCAGCCCTCTTGCCTTCTAGTGATATAATTTCTTTTGGTGTTTCAGATATTGTAATTGAAGTACCAGAACCTCTTTCTTCTTTTTCTTCTGTAGTAACACCAGTTCCAGAACTTCCAGCTGGTATTTCTATATTAGGTGCAAGTTCACAAAGATTTCCACCACTACTTAATTTTGTTGTTGCATCTGTAATTAGAGTATCTAATGACAAACCTTTTTCTTTGAGTGTATCACCAAAGTCAAGTTCTAGTTGTGCAAGTTTAGTATTGAAAGCTGCAATACCTTGTATGGTTGTTCTATCTACGTCATTGATAAGACCAGTTAATTCAGATTGAAAATTTACATCTGGAAGTTCTGGCAAATCAAGTGCAAGTCCATCAAGTCCTGCTTTAACATCTGCAAGTCCAGTTTCAAATGCAGCTGCAGCTTCTGATGCTGCAGAATCTATTTTTGATGTTATGTTATTTTTTAAATCATCAAGTTTTGATAATGCATTATTAAGTTCTGGATTTGCACCACAAAGATTAGGTGTTTTAAAATCTGCCATTTATATTCTCCTAGTCATTTGCAGTACTTGTTTCTGAACCATGAGCAGCGTGTGCTGGGTCAGTATGAGTATGGGTTGTAAGACCAATAACAGAAGAACCATTATTTGCAAAAAAATCACTTCCACTACCAGAGAATGTAAATGTTCCTATTCCAGATGATGTTCCAGTAAATGTTGTTTCCGAAGCCACAGTCATTGCAGTTCCAGACTTTAAATTTAAAGTTGTGCCAGACTTAATTGACATGATACCAGATACAGTATCAATCGAAACATTTCCAGATGCATTAAGTGTTAACGTACCCCCAGTAGTAGAAGCAAAGATATCACTCTTTGCAGCTAAGTTATACTTTCCATTATTAATTCTTGTTTCGTCACCCTCTGTGGTAACATTGACATCTTTACCAATACGACCTTTAACGGCTTGGTCTATATTAAATGAGTGAGTTCCTTTTATTTCTTCTTCAAGGTTTCCACCTATTTCTCCAGCACCAATCTTTGTTCTCATGTTCTTGTGTATCTTCTGCGTGTAGTTTCCCTCTACCTCTAAATGATAATCGCCTTTTACAAGATGTCGTACAGTTCCAGCAATAGTTAGATTAACTGCACCAGCAACATAAACATTATTACCACCTAAAATAATTTCACAATTATCACCAATAACCTTTACTGTCTTACTTCCGTCTGCGACTATTTCTTCGTATGTTCCAGAACTATGTGAACGAAAAGTTCTTTCTCCGCCTGGAGTATCATCTACTTCTGTAAGATGTCCAGACTCAGATTCAAATACATGGTTGTAAGGATATAATCCAGAACGATAAATTCCATAATCATCTCCATCTTCGTTATTATAATCTATATCTTTTGGGTGAGGTTCGTCAAAACTTCCACGATCCTCTTGCACGGCTTCATCTGATACTGTTGGAAGATATGGTTGGGTTGCAGTTTGAATACTAGTTTGTCTATTGGTTCTTCTTGCAATAAGTAATTCATGTGACTCTGAAGCTTCACCTTGTGCAAGTCTACTAGTATCAGATTCACCTAAGTCATGTCCAGATGGCATAAAGTATTCTTCACCATCAACTGGATATGGGCCATAAGTTGGAGTACCAGCATAATCTGGTTGGTCACTATAAGCACTACGAGGATCATTAAATCCTTTTGTGTAATCTGGTTCTTCTTCTGGTATGCCTGGTAGACTTCCGATAATGATAGGTTGTTGTTTATCTTTTGCATCTGCAAAGAAACCTACTACCCATGAACCCTCAACAAGAAAAGATGGACTGTTACCCAAACCTTGCATAGATGGGTCTGTCGTTGGGTGCATCACAGTTGCCCAAGGCAAATCCTTTGTAGGAATGTCAATTAAATCTTCTGTATGATATCCAAGACAACGTACACGAACACGACCAAGTTTGTCTGGGTCATTCCTATCTTCGACAACTCCAGTAAACCACACAAAGCCATCAAGACCCATAAAATAATTTTCAGACATAGTTAGACTCCTTACTTTGTTATTTATAAGGTAAGTCTATATTCTTTTTCTTGTTGGTAGTTTAAGGTTAGGACAATCTTCGTCTGTAACCCAAACTGTCTTCATAACTTTGGGTGGTTCGACTTTATATCTTTCTAGCTCGTACACTAGTTCTTCATTTTCATTATCTTTATTTAATTTGGATATTACTTTTCGGGCATCAACTAATTTCAAATCTTTTTGAAGAACTTGCTTAGAGCAAACTCTATATTTGACCAGTTTCTATCTCCTTTATAAGTTTGG